ACGCCGGATGTCAAGACCTTCCAGGCGGCCAGCGCGGGCATCTTGTCGATATGGAACTTGACCGCGCCCCGGTCGAACTCGGGGGCGGTCAGGCTGTCAATGTTGGTGACCATTCGTTCCAGCATGTTTTCTCCTTTTGGCCGCTGCGCTAGAAGCTGGCGGCGGTATAGTCGGGTTCGATGGTTTCGAACTCGATCACGTATTCCATGTTGCTCACGTTCCCTTTGCCCAGGGTCGGCAGCGGCGGATACTTGGTCAGGATGCCGTTTTCGAGCTTGGCGGTGACGCCGTTCTCCGCGTCGCGGAAGGTGCCGGACCAGATGATTTTGGTGCCCTTCTGGACGCTGGAGGCCGAGGACTGCATGAACTTGGCCGAGGGGGAGTTCGGCAGCAGCTTGAGCGTCACGGGGCCGCCCTTGGCCCCGGTGGAGGTGGCGACCATCTTGCCGTCTGCGCCCCGCTTGACGCTCGCCAGTTCCACGGCCTCGAACCCGAGGGCGTCACTGTCGTCGGACCACCCGGAGAAGGTGTGGCCGTTCAGTTGCAGGACGCTTTTTTCAAGAGAGAATTCCATTGTGTCCTCCTAGTTTTCGAACAGGGTGGCGACGTCCGCGAAGTGGATGGCTCCGCTGCCCTTGAGCCACACCTTGATCTGCGGGGCCTTGCGCTCGTTGCGGTCGGACTGCGACTGCTCGGAGATGGGGTTGGCGAAAACCAGATACCCGTTGGTCAGGTATCCGTCGAAATCGGTGTTGCCCGTGGTGTCGATCACATCCTTGGTCATCGCGGCGGAAAGCTGGCCGGGGGCCACACCGCCGTTGCGCACGGCCTGGCGGCATACGGAGGTGACGGCGTTCACCAGCGCGGTCATGCCGTCCTCGGTCTGCGCGATCTTGGTGGGAATCTGCCGGAGCAGATTGTAAATCTCGGTGCGGGCGGTATCGATGAACCAGTCCACGAAGTACCGCACGTCCGCGAACACCCCGGCCTTGAAGGTGTAGCCCTCCACGAAGATGTCGTCGCCGGAGAACGGGGTGTAGACGTTGACCAGCTTGCGGTCGAGTTCCGTCTTCTGCGTGGTGTTGAGGTCATCGGCCAGCGTGCCGGGCAGTTCCTTGAACTTGAGGGTGATCTGGGAGTTGCGGGCGGAGAAGTCGGTGGACCCCAGCCGCCCGGCGGCGGACAGCGCCTTGAAGTCTTGAGTGCGGCTGAACACGCCAAGAGTGCGCTGCCGGTTCAGTTCCGCCGCCTTGCTGAAGTAGGAAACCGTCTCTCCGGTGATGAGCAACTGCGGATCGTCCGAATCCTGGAACGCCATGTAGTAGCGGGACGCCACCCAGGCATCGACCTCCGCCTTTTCTTCGTCCGTGAAGGTCGTGTCCGTGGCGACGAAATAGAACTGGCCGTTCAACTCCTGCAAGGCGTTCAGCGCCTCAGTCACGGTTTCACGGTTCAAGCCGTCCTGAACGATGACGCCCGAGGCGAGCGTCCAGCCAAGCAAGGCCGAGATATCGGTGCCCGCCGCCGGGGCCGAGGCCGGGGAAAGGGACTTGCCCGATCCGGCGGCGGCCCCCGTCAGCAACATGTATCCGGCCTTGCCGTTCGTGGGCTCCACGAACTCGCACCCGGCCGCGATGCCGTCGGCGGTCAGTTTGGCGTCGATGATCCCGGCCACGTCGGCATAGGACACGGCCCCGGAGAAATCCAAGGCCGCAATGTCCGCGTATTCGCCGCTATCCACGGACAAGGAGAACCCGCCGTCCGCGATGGCCTGAAATGCGGCCAGCGACGCCACGGTCCCGCCGAACAGCGCGGCGGGCGCGTCGGCGTCCAGGTTGACGCGGCCCACCATGAGATTCTTGGGGAACGGGTCCTGCTGGAAATAGATGTTTCCGGCGGCGTAGGGATCGCTGTCCACCGGGAAAACCTCGGCAACGGCGTCCTGGTCCGCGAACTTCATCACGCGGGCCGCGCCCAGCGGCATGGTTTCATCCCGCGTGAGCAGGATGGGGATGCCGAACTCGCGCCGCAGAACCCCCTGTGCCACAATGCTGGCGCTGACATTGACTATTTCCTGGATATTCAGGCTCATGCTTCATCCTCCATGGTGCCCCCGAGGTCCGTCTCGGCGGTTTCGTTGACGGTTATGTCGATGCTCGTCTCGTCGGTGGCCGCAACTTCGGCCATTGTTGATCTGGTGACCTTGATTTCCAGGTCGAATTGGGCGCGCTCCTCCCAGTGCCGCGCCTGAAGCGCGGACAGGTCGCGCACGTCCGACGCCCGGTGCCAGGTCAGCCCCCGGAGCGCCAAGGCGAGGCCGCCGGCCGGCGTGTCCGGAAAGTCCAGCAGCGCCCGCGCCGTGTCCACGGCACCTTTGCGGTAGAAGTTGACCGAACAGCGGGCCAGGTGGGAGGCAGTGATCCGCTCCATCACCTTGGTGTCGTCTCCCTCGATGGGGTAATGGCGTACAGAGGCGGTGCCGATCTTCGCGTGGGAGCGGATGAGAACCGATGCGTAGATTCCGCCCTCCGGGCTCGGCCCGTTGTCCCTGGCCGGAATGACGCGCGAGGGCGGCAACCCGGCGGCCTCGGCCAACAGGCTGCGGACGGCCCGGCCTATTTCCTTATGGGTAATGGGAGATTCCACTACGCATCCCCTTCCAGACGCACGGCGATTACTTCGCTGTGTTCGTCATAGGGCACGCTCGACGCCACCCTGTAGTCCTGTCCGTCCACGCGCAGGATGTCGCCTGCGGTTTGCCCCTCGCCGGTGCGCAACGGTTGCGCATCGGCGCTCGCGGGAAGAAAGATTTCCTTGGCCGCCACAATGCGGTCGCCGCCGTCCTGGGGCAGGCGCTGCAACCGCTCGTCGGCCAGGTCCAGGGGCTGCACCGATCCGCGCGTCGGTATCTCTTCACGCTCGCCCGGCACCCATTCGCCGTTATCATCCCTGACTCCGGCGCGTTCGCGGATTAGGGTGAGGGGACGGGTGAATTCGGGGTCGTTCAGCAGTTCAATCATTTGACCTCCCAGGACGCGGCCCTGCGGGCCGTGCCGGATTGAATCATCGGGTTGTCAACGCCCTTGGCCTTGATGGTGGCCGGGGCGTTCGCCGGTTCGTCGAGTTCCGTGATCTGCTCGGCTATCAGATTGGCCCCGTGCTGCCCCAAGAGGTTGAGCGCGGCGTCGGTAATATGGCCTTTCCCCTGCGCATACCGTTCGATCATGCGGGGGAAGTCCTCGCGCATAACATCCACGGCCGGGCGGATGGTGGGCCGTTCCGGGACGTGGACCGAGCCGTCCTTCTTGCGGGTGCCGAACTCGTTCCAGGCCATGACGGCGGCGATGGGCGTCCCGTCCGGGTAGGTGGACCGGATGAAGCCGATGTCCAGGGCTCGTTCGCCCCTGGCCGCCGCTTGCTTGGCGTTTTCCATGAACGCTTTGAGGCGTTCGCCGCCGGTCACGTTAACACCGCCCGCCATGGCTAGGGCCTCGTCACATCGACGCCCAGGAACGTCTTCCGCTTGAGGTTCAGGAACGTCCGGCCATAGCCGGACTGGCTCCACCATGCTTCGTCCTGCGTTTGCGGATCGGGGCCGGGCTGGTACATGGTCTGGAGCTTGCCCACGCGCTTGGATACGGTCGGCCCGGCCGCCGCCAGGGGACCGAGCTTGCCGGTCGAATCCTGATCCGCCTGATAGTTGACCCGCAGGACGTGCGCGGCGGCGTAGCCTGCGGCGATGTCCGCCGCCGCGCCCCATGCGTCTTCGTCGAGGTGCACGAGATACACTTCTTCCAGCACGACCTGGACCAGCGCGTCCTGCACCGCCGCAAAGGCGGGAAACCGGGTTTTAACGTCCTCGGGGGTCAGCATGATTATTCAGCGTCCTGCTCGGCTTCGGGTTCGCTCTTGTCCAGAGCCTTGGCCGCTTCTTCATGGGTCTTGCGGGCCTTGGTGGCGGCTCTCTTGGCCGAGGCCAGCGCGGCCTTGGCCTCCTTGACGGCGGTATCGTCCTTGGGATCGGCGTTCTCCGCCTTTTCCAAGACAACTTCGGCCTTCTCCACGGCCAGCAGGGCTTCGTCCGACTGGACCTTGAGTTCCAGCACATTGGCCTCGGCCTCACGCCGGGCCAGATCGGCTTCGCGCTGCATCAGCTCACCGGCGGTAACGTTGGTCTTGGCCGCGTCGGCCAGGGTGGTCTTGGTGGGCCGCTCGTCAAAGATTTTGAGCATGCCCGCCTCGAAGTAAGCGGGGCTGGACTTGGTCCAGACCGCCACCTGCTTGCGTTCGACCTCCACGAAGAACTTGGCGGGCACGGTTTCGAACTGCTCGTCGCCGCTCTTGCCGGTGTCGATGGCCCCGATGGCCGCCGGGAAGTGGACGCGGGTCTCCTTCCCCTTGCGGAGTTTCGGGGGGATGGTCAGCGAAATGGGCGTGCGCCCGGTGTTCAGGATAAACTTGGCCATGTGATCTCTCCTTTCTACATGCCGTCGCGGTAGACCAGCGATTTGGGGTAACGGATTTCGGCCGGGCCGAACTGGTAATAGCCGTAGAGGTTCCAGTGCATGGCGGTCTGCTGCACGGGCAGGAACACCAGCGGGATGGTGTGGTGGGTCATCACGTTAAACGGCTCCTTCTCGGCCACCACCATGCGGTTGGCGCCGCCCACTCCGGCCCCGTCCAGCCGCACGTCGGAGATGATGTCCAGCTCCTTGTGGGTGCGGGCCGTATAGGCGTTGTTCTTCCGCAAGTACTGGAGCACGGTCACGTCGGACTGTCCCGACATGCGGGTCGCGGCCAGCACGTTGTAGGGCTCGGAAGCGAGGCGGACGGTGCCGGGGAAATGGTTCTCGCGGGTGGTGAGGATCACGTCGCTGATGGCGTCGTTCACGTCCGCGACCATTTCATCCGGCGTCTTGTTCTTGAACAGCTTGAGGGCCGCGCCGGTCGCGCCGTTGGGGTTGGCGACGGAATCGGCCACGTCGCCAATCTCCACGGCGGAGTTGGAGTAGAAGCCCTCGTAGCCGGTGATCCGGGGCTCACCGTAGAAGTTCACGCGGTCGATGTGCTCCTCGCTGACCTTGCGCATGCCGGTCATGATCTCTTCCTGCGGGGAGAGGCCGGGGGCGGAATTGCGCTTGCGGGCTCCGGCGGCCAGGATGTCCTGGAGCGCGTAGTTGCCGCCCACGAAGGCCACTTCGAGCGGCACGGTGACCTGCTTCATGCGCACCTGCACCTGGGGCACGTTGTTGGCGGCCAGGATGCCGAATTCGCCCTGCCCCACCACGTCCTTGACGTAGTAGACGATGGAATCGGCGTAGCCGCCTCCGGCAAGGATATCGCCGGGGGCATAGAGTTCCTGGTAGCGGACGGAACTGTATTTGCGCTCGTACACGCGGGTTTCGACCTTGGCGAGTTCGCTGCGGAAGTGGGACAGGCCCGCGCCGAACTCGGCCACGGCGGCCTGGGCGACGGCCGGGGCAGCGTCCATGGCCGCCAACTGCTCCTGCGCCTGGCGGGAGAGAATGCCGTCCATCATGGTGGCCGGGTTCTCGGCGTCCATGGCCGCAACGCGCTGTCCGGCCTGCTCCTCGCGCTGGAAGATGGCGTTCAGCCCGTGCACGTCCATGCCGCTGGGCTCGAAGCCGGAACCGGCCGGGGGATTGATTTTCATCAGCATGTTATCTGCTCCTTATGCGGTCTGGTAGTAGCCGATGGAGATTTCCACGATGTCACCGGCGTTGCCGGATTCCTCGTAGCGCCATCCGGCGGCTTTTTTGGGGGTGTTCGCCGCGTTGTCCGGGGCCACGAAATCACCGGGCGCGATATCCCCGGCCGCGACGGTGGCGATGTACACGGTTTCCCCGTGCACCACGTCCTCCCGGACCACGACGAAGACGCGGCCCTTGTCGCAGATCGGGGCAGGTTCGCCTGCGGCGTACTCCACATTGTCCTGGGCGGAGGTGGCCGGAGCCGACAGCGAATGCACGGCCACGCCGACGAGCGTATCGCCCACGGCGGCGGGCAGGGACACCTGGCCGGACGCGCTGCCGCGCACCACGGCCTTGGCCGGGACCACGGAGGCCCCTTCGATCAGATTGGAGGCGATGTTGCTGACCGAAGCGTCCGCGCAGACGCCGGGCACGCGGCTGGCATGGTACACGCCGTAGCTTTCCTGGATGGGCATTGGCTAATCCTCCTTCTTCTGCGGTTCGCCGTTGAGGCTGGCGATGTGGGCGTCGCGGGCGGACAGGCGCGGTTTCTTCTCGGCCTGGCCGCCGGGGGCGGCGTCCATGGCCGGAACGGGCTTGGCCTTGGGCTCGACGCGCTTGCAGGCCAGGGAGAAAAGAGCGTCCCTGGCCGGGCCGGACAGGGAGGACGTGTCTTCGTCCAGGGCCTGTTTGATCACGGCGTCCTTGATTTCCTCCAGCTTCATGCCTTTGGGATCGCCCTGGCACTTGGCCGTGGAGAATGCGTCCAGAGCGGCTACGCGCTCTTCCACCGCCTTGGAGACGGCCTTCTCGTCCATGGCGGGTGCGGAGGCGGCTTTCTCACCGTTTTCCCCGCCTTCCGGTTTTTCCTTGTCGGCGGCCGGAGCCGTGGGCATGGCCTTGATCGCGGCATCCAGCTTGGCGGTGTTGTCCGCCATCGCGGCTGCGAGCTTCTCCAGAGCCGCAACCACGGGATCGGCGTCTCGGGCCACGGGCAACGCTGCGGGTCCGGGGGCGGGCTGGCTCATGCCGAAGCTCGCCAGCTTGGCGAAGAATTCAGCGAACAGGCCGTCTTTTTCCTTCGGGTCCATCTTGTCCTCCATCGTTTGGGGATGTTGATCAAAAACTCGGACCTCCGGGCCGGATCGGCCACGCGGTACGACCGCGATGTGGTTGCCCCGGATTTCCGTTTGCTTGTACTCATAGGGCTCGCCTTCAAATTCGCCCGACTCCTTCACCGGCAGGAACAGGAAGCTGGGACTGATCTGCTCGACCCCATTCCACAGCGCCTTTTCTCCATCCTCGGACTTGATCATCAGGTCGGTGACCATCGTCCCGTCCGAGGTGTCGATGGTCCCGGACACGTTTCCGTCAGCACGGGCGCGGCTCTTGCGGTCCCGCCCCTGCATGGCGTGTCCCACCAGCACGTCCAGCCCCTCGAAGGACTTGACGGCTTCAGGGTGGAGCACGTCCTCGGGGAGGCGGGCGACACGTATGGGCTCGTTGGGGTCGCCGGGCAGGCCGAATTCACCGCGCAGATACGTCACGACGCCGGGCTGGAATATCCTGGCCCGGCTGATGAGGAAGCCGTTGGTGTCGCGCTGCCGGTTCTCGGAAACGGCGAAGCGGTCGGAAACAAGATGGCGAGTTTTCATAGGGGCTCAAGGTACCAAGCGGCCGCCCGGAAGCGTCTTGAACCCGTTCAAGAAAAGAGCCCTTGGCCGCAAAGGCGGCCAAGGGCTCTTGGAGGGATTGATTCCTTGCCGAACACCCTGCCGGAAAATCGACAGGGTGTCCAGACCCGCGACGGCGCGGCCGTCCTCTCGTCGCGTAGTGGTTTATGAACGTTTATAAACTGTCGCCCCGGCGCGTTCCGCATGAAAACGCACGACGGGCAGGGACGGCCGGACAGGAAACGGCCTGACGGATTTCTCTAGACAAAGCTTAGATTGGTGAGCTGCGAAGGGTCGGTCGGTACTATCGGCATGGCTAAGCAGCGGCATCCGATGGCTTCGCCGGGGTGCCCGTCTTCGAAGCGGTGCTCGTAAGAATAGGTGTTGCCGCTGCGCAGAAAGTGGTTGCCGTGCATCGGTGACGGCTTCCAGACCCCAGCGCCTACCACGAACCGATCTCCGGCCGTGGTCCAGGCGTAATCGGTCAACCCGATGGATTGGGCGCGTAGGCGTGAAAATGTCGCGGTGTAGGTGGCGTTGATGTCCAGGGCCACGAACCGGGCGTGTTTGGCCGTCCCGGCATAGAGCTTTTGGAGATACGCTTGCAGGTTGCCCTCCGGCACCTTCTGGCCGGTGAAGTTCCTGAAGGCGGCATCCTTGATCTTGCCCATCGTGTCCGCCCCGTAGCGGTCGAAATACTGCATGTACGCCGCCGTCGCCTCGTCAAAAGGGGCTCCTATGGCCGGGTCTTGCAGGATGTCCAGGGCGGACACGCCGAGCACCTGTTGCACGGTTTCCAGCCAGCGCCGTTTTGCCGTCTTGGAAATGGTTTTAATGCCGTCTGCGGTTCGGATCGAGGCGTCGAAGTCCGCATACCACGAGGCAAAGGCCTCCCAAACCTCCTCCAACGGATCGAAGGCGTCGAACGCGCCGGACCGGGGCGTGTAATGGGAGAGAATGGCTTTCTCCCGCCGCCGAATGGCCGAATTCAACGCCTCGGCATAGGCCAGGGTATCCTTTGCCAGTAGCGCGGTAACGGCCCGGCTCGGCTTGGTTGGCGCTGCCCGCTTGGTCCCGCGCGGCATGGCCTACTCCGGCTCGACCGGCTCGGGCTGCGCGGTCTCGGCTGGCGGAGGGGCCAGGACGTCCAGATCATCATGCTCCACGCCTTCCAGGTTGAGGAACGGCGCGGACAAGTCCACGTCCAACCCCGTCTGTTCTGGCAACAGTCCCCATTCCCTGGCCTGGGTCGCCAATTCTTCATCCCGCGCCCCGATGTCGAACAGGGTGCGCAGGACCATGGCCTTTTTCAGCATGGCGTCGGCCTGGGTGCGCTCGTTTTCCGCCTGCTCCTTCTCCGTTGGCTGCCACAGCGGAGGCCATTCGTAGGGCTCGTCGGGATCGACCCCGGCCAGCGGGAGCAGAATGGGGTCCAGCTTGGTCAGGGCCGGGTCCACGTTCTGGCCGCGCTGGTCCTCCAGCGAATCGTAGTAGTTGCGGATGTCGGATTCCCCGGTTGCGTTCAGGCCGCCGGGCGAGGAGCCCCAAAAGCGGGTCATGGGAATATCCGCCGCCGCGCAGATGGGCTCGCGGAATTCCTTCATGGTCTGGAACAGGCCGTTGAACTGCACCTGGAGCAGGTCCAGCTTGTCGGCCAGGTCGAGCAGCACCGCGTTGTGGGTGGACTTGGTCGAGTTGATGAACTGCAAATAATCGGTGAGCTGATCGTATTTCTTGGTACCCAGCATGGCCCACAGGTTTTGCAACTGATAGATGGGCGTCCCTACTTCTTGGACGAGCTGGGCCACGGTCTGCCGGACCGACATGTTCTGGAGCAGCTCCTCGAAGATCGGGGCGAGTGTGGACTCGCCAAAAAAGTAGTTGTCCTCGCTTTGGTGCTGGGACGGCAGGAAGTTGCCCCGGAACGGGATCACCCGGCTTTGATGCACGGGGTGTCCGTAGATGTAGTACAACTCCGGCTCCTTGCCGAACGGGTAATAGCTCAGGAAGGTGTCGCAGGGCATGACGGTCACGTTGGACCGCTCTATGGGGTACAATCCCCTGATCCGCCGAACGTTGCCGATGGGCTCATGGGGCTGCCGGTTGTCCTCCAGGTCCATCAGTAGCACCGCCCCGCCGTTTCGCCGGGTCAAGACCTGCACGTCATACAGGGCACGGCGCAAATAGATTTTGTCCTCTATTTTGCTTACCGCCTGCTGCTTATCCTCGTCCAGGCCCTCGAACTTGCGCCAGCGGCGCAGCATATCGCCGGGCGGCAACTGCACGATCTTGCGGGCCACCCAACTGGAGCGGAACAGCGTGTGGTACACGACCGAGGAACTGGAAAACGGCGTGGTGTCGATGGGCAGCAGGGAAAGGGCCTTGTCCGCATTGGACCCCAGGCCGGTCAAAGTGGATGCCACGGCATCCAGGGCCAGCCGCCGGACGCTCGTTTCCCGTTCGTTCTCCGCAGCGATTTGAGTGATGTCCATGGTTGCCTCCTTATTGCCGTATGCCGCGCATGGCGGCCATGGCTTCCTTGAAATTGACGCCGGAGATGTCGCCGCCCACCTGCGCCGCGTCCAGGGCCATGGCGTGCGCCCAGAATTCATCCGCATGGCTGTCGCCTATCTGCGGGGACGTGAAGAGGATGTTGCCCGAGGGCGTGACCACCTTGCGGATGGCCCGGTGGGCGGCGGCGATATCCTTGCACTCGGAAAAGCGGACGCGCCGTTTCTCCAGATAGGATTTGACCAGCCGGGCCAGATACGCCTTGGATTGCGCGTTGAAGAGCACGCCGCGCACCCGGTAGGAGCCGTGGCGCGTGATGGCGTCCTCCACGAACTTCTCCCCCATCCCGGTCTGGTCAATGCAGCAGGCGGCCACGCGGAACCTTTCGAAGACTTCGTCCAGCGCGGCGTCCTGCACGGCGAACGGGGCGTTTTTCAGGCGGATGATTTCCCGCAGCCAGAGGATATCCCCCACCAACTCGTAGACCCATATGACGGTAAGGTGGCGGCGGCGGGCCAGGTCCATGCCCACGAAACAGGGGCCTCCCATGTACAACTCCGGCACCCCGGCCAGTTTGTTCTGGCACGGCAGGATGTCGTCCCATTGGATATACTTGTCCATGGATTCGGCGGCGACGCAGTTGTATTCCTGCTGGAAGGAATCCTCGTCACCGGCCAGGGAGCGGCACTCTTCGATGAAGTCGGCCCGCTCCGCATCGGTTAGGAGGCGGCCCGCAATTTTATCCGCCAGCCCCTGTCTCACCGCGTCGAAGATAGTGGTCTTGTGGTAGCCCCACTTAGGGTCATTTTCCGCTATTTTTGCCAGCCGGAAGAATCGGCAAGTCTGATCTCCCTCCGAAGAGAGCACCCGTACAGGGAACCCCCAAAAAACAATCGGGCTGGCGGCTTTCCAGAACGCATCGCCATCCTCATGGTGGGCCGCTTCATCCCACACCAATTTCCCGCCCTTGGATCGGAACGCGTTGGGGTTTGAACTGAGCGCGTGGATTTTTTTGCCGGAAGCAAAGCGGACGCAATGGGCGGTGATGTCCTTCTCCTTGTCGATAAGCACCTCGCCCATGTCGGTGGCGGCGATGTCCGCCGCTTTGGACCAGTAGGTGCAATAATCGATGTATTCCCTTCCGGCGGTCATGTCCGTGGACGAGAACCAGACGTCCATGGGGTTCTTTTTGCGCCCGGCGTCCCTTACGTCCTCGTAAGCCTGCGTATAGGTCATGCCGCCGCGCCGTGTCTTGCGCCACAGCTTCAGGCGGCTGTGGTCGTTCAGATAATTGATCTGGTAGGGGAGAAAATGCTTTCCACGGGCCATGGCGCACCTAGTCGGCCAACACGCCGAGGGCGCGGTCGATCTCGTTCAGGGCCTCGTCGGAGAGTCCGGCCGCACGCCCGGCCGCACGCGCCTTTTGAGCCGCCTCGGCCATGGCCGCCTTGCGGATCTCGTCGCGGTAGCGTTCGCGGTACACGCTGGAGCGCTGGAGCTGGGCCACGGACTTCAGGACATCCGAAACCGTCTTGAGGTTCTTGACCTTGTTGTCCGCCACCTGCTCGAAGACCTCGGACATGAGCATCTTGGATACGGCCTGCTCCAGGTTCAGGGCGTCGATGTCCTCGCCGCAAAAAGCCTTGGCCTTCAGCTCGTTCTTGCGGACCACCTGCCACACCTTGAAAAAGTCATGGCCGAACCGGCCCACCGTGGACCGGGAAATGTCGTACCCCTGATCCTGAAGCCAGTCCGCGATCTCGTCGTATGTCTCTCCGGTGATGAGTTTGCGGTCTATGGCGTCCCGGATGTCGGGCGGGAGCAGGTCTATCTTGGTGCGCGGCCGCAGGACCGTTCGGCTTTGGTCCGTGGCGTCGGCCACGTCGAGTTGATCCTTGGCGTAATGGGGACACGGCGACCCCTTGCCGCAGCCGGGGAAATGCCGGGCGATGGTCTTGGCCGTTACCGGGTGTCCCTTATCCCGGAGATAGCGGGACAGGGCCGCGTACCCGATGCCGGTGACCAGCTTTTTTCGGAACTGTCGTTCCACCTGCGCGGGGAGAGTCTTGTAGAATGGCTGCTGCATGGAACTTCCTGATTTGAGTGATGGCACCCCGCTCGCGCTGGCTGCGGGACGCTCGCGGGGTGCCGGGTCAAGGAGGCGATGCCTTGGTTATTCGCTCTTCCGGTAGCTGGCCGGGTCCTTCACCTTGTCGCGCAGTTTCCGCACGTCCTCGACGGTGATGGTGTCCTTGTTCATGTCCTGGACGGCGGAGATCACGGCGGGCACGGTGTGTTCCGCCGCCAGCCCCAGGAGTTCGAGAATTACGGTTGTTTCCATGACTTGATTCCTTCAATGCCGGACGTGAGCCGGGTATAGAGGGCGGTCAGTTCGCCCAGGTTCGACAGGGCGTCGGCAATGGCCTGGGAGGCGATCTCCTTTGCCGAGGCGTCCGCGCCGCCGTCCTGGGCGGCCTTGACGTAGGTTTCCAGGGCCAGGGACGCCGTGTCGAACGTGGCCTTGTAGACGTTCGCCACGTCCGCGATCTTGTCCCAGGTTTCCTCGCTGATCAGGCCACGGTCGGCGGCGTCGCCCGCCGAGGTCATGACCGCCTCGTAGGTGTTCGCCATGATGGAGAGGCTGGAATACGTGGTCTTGGTGAAGTCCGTGTCGCACGCCGCCAGCGCGGACAGGACGAAGATCAGCGCAAGCGGCAGGAGCCACTTGGCCGGATTGGTCCATTTGTTCATTGCTCTTTGCTCCTTTGCCATGCCTTGAACCCGAGGGCCGCAGCCACCAGCATGGCGGTTTGGGTGTCCATGGGGGCCAAGGCCCCGGTCTTGATGCTGATCGCCGTCCAGGTGAGCATCACGTCCAGAACCACAAAGGCGGACAGATAGCGCATGGCCGACGGGCGGCCGTCCTGGCCTGAGAAAATGGAATTGAGATAGGAGAGCACGGTCATTTCCCCGCCTCGACCCGGCCCAGCGCTCGGAACATCTTCTTGATGTCCTCATTGAGTTGGTCGATGTTTTCGGACAGCCGGTCCATAGATGCGGCCAGGGGCTTCTCCCGCTCGTTGACGCACGTCTCCAGGCGCGTGACCTTGAGCCACAGCCGGACATATCCGAAAACGAGCGCGGCGAGACATGTCCCGGCCACGGCGTTGAAAACGGCCCACCAGTCCATGGCCTACGCCCCCTTGTGCAGCCGGTGCCAATCCAGGGCGGCGGCCTGGGAGACGTACATTTGCCCGCCGTTGCCGTCCGGCACCGCGCCCCAGCGGGCACGCTTGCCGCGCACATCCAGGTGGAAGCCGGGCCGGTGCCAATTGGGGTAAATGCCGAACCCCACCTGATCGGCCAGACCGAAGGCTTCCAGGAATTCCTCCACAAGGCGGGCCTGTTCCGCGAAATCCAGGTCGCAATCAATCCGAAAATCGTCGGCATTGCCCACGTAGTGCTGAGACTTCGTGGCATGGCCGGAGGCGGCGAAGGCGTTGTTGATGAAGATGGGCCAGCCCAGCCAGTTGCGCAGGGCGTCCATGGTGTAGACGAGACTGGCATTGACCTTCTCAGGGTCGCCCCAGTTCTCGGCGGGGGTGAAATTCCTCACCCGGCCCCAGTCGGTCGGCTTGAAATCTTGTATGCTCATGAAAAGAGCATACAAATGAACCGCCTCAACTTGTGTTGAAGCGGTTCAATAACCGGCTGTGGGGGTGTCTGGCGAGGCTAGAAAAGGGAAGCCTGGCGCATGGCGGGAAGCTGCTGCGGCGGGCTGGGCGGGGTGTCCAGTATCTTGCGCACCGCCCGCGTGGTCAGGTGGAACTTGCGGGACAGGGCGTAGTGGTTGCGTCCGTTGAACTCCTCATGGATGGCCTTGTCCCGCAGGTAGCGGGACACCTTTTCCAGCTTCGGGAAATAGATCGTCGTTTGCTCGAAGTGGTGCAGCACCACCTGGAGCTGCTCGGCGGACAAGATGCGGCGCAAGGCGCGGAACTCCGGCCGGTCGCCGCTGCCCGCCCGGCCGTCCAGCGACTTGGCCTTCATGATGAACACCTCGCTCCCGCCCATCTCCCGCAGCACGGCAAGGCCGGTTTCCCGGCCCACCACCGCGAAAAAATGGCTCATCTGCGAAGAGAGATTGAGGTCATGCGTATCATGATCGTTGCTCATGCACCTTTTTTAGCAAATAGACCATATTCAGTCAAACAAGAACAATCAGGGTATCGGGATAACCATATCCTGACCTCTGCGATCAATGGTCCTGTCTAAAAAAACTGCCTGGGTGGGTGTTTTTTGCAGGACGATGGCACTGCCATCACTAATAATACCAACCCGCAAAGTATGACCATTAGCTCGATATTCAGCCGGAATGTGAGTATCGTTTTGGGGCACCCCCAGATTTAACCACATAACGGACACTTGTTCGGGCAGATCTGGGTGGCTGTATGAATCGGACCAGGACGTCCCTTGATAGACCATATAGCCCCTATATTTCTCCACGCCTGGGAGTTTTGCGCCCATGATGTCTCTCGTATCACCCATGCGAATATTGTATTCTATTTGGGCTAATTGTCTCTTGGCCAGTGGGGAGATCGTCTGGTTATCGTGAATCTCGCTGGCGATTTGCCTCAGCTCTCCAGGAAGGAGGGGAGATTCTGTCAAGGGGTTATAGGTCGCACGGATAAGTCCCACCCCTCTATTGCCATAACGCTTGCTTAAGGCCTCTACCTTCGCAGCCCAGGCATGACCTTTGGGGTATCCTTTCCCAAAACCAGTCTCATAAAAATGAGCATCTTGAAGAATGCTCAACATTTCATTGTACAGGTTAGCGTATGTTCGTCGGAAAGACTGAACTTCTTCTCTTGTTAAATCCTGAGCGGTCACCTGCGATTTCTTTGCCTTTACTTGGTTACCCATTAGGAACCACAGCCCCACAAAGGCCAGCAGGAGGAATCCGAACACCCCGAGCCATTTTTTCTTTTTTTTAAGCTCAGCTTCATATCGTTCAAAATCAGTAGCCACAGTAATGACTCCTTGGGTTAGAAATTTTTAAACTTCATTATCACCCGTCCTAAAATTGAAATTTCGAGTTGGGAATCGGACCTCATGTCAATTTGCCAAGAAGGAACGCTAGGGTTGTCTGAAATTATATGCAGAGGGCCCATTGGTTCCTTTTCCAATCGCTTAACATAGAGGCACCCATCCCAACGCAGTATATAAATACCGGGCCTGGCATAATTGGTGACAGACATGTCCACAATCACCCGTTCTTCGGGCATAAGAGTGGGTTCCATAGAATCTCCGGCGATATTGATAACCGCAAAGTGCTTTGACCGGTATGGCAATATGTCGGCAGTCAAACACAGTAATTCGCCCTCTGTCTCAATTGCTTCGTTACCAAACCCAGCAGAAGCGTAAATGTCAGGGTAATAGGGTACGGAGACTGCATTTCCAAATTCCGATTTCACATTGGCTGGCAACGCCCGCTTAGACTCCTTCCCGGTTATAAACCATTCCAAGTCTACACCGAAAAAGTCTGCAATCCTAGCAGCTTTGTCGGCTGAGGGAATACTTCCTTTCTTTAGATACGACTGCATGGCCGTATTGCTGATCTCGCAGGCTTTGGCGATAGCGCTGATCGGTCTGTCCTGAACGAGGTTGTTCAACCTATCCTGAAAAGTATCCATACTGTTTCCTATTTTTAATCAATTTTGACTGCAAATAGGTTGACTAACCTAATTCAGACATTTATAACCAAATTCAACGCAAATCGACTTTTTCCGACCAAAGACGACGAAAACCAGCCTTACCAAAAGGAGAGAGGAATGCAAAGGCGTTTTAAAGACTACACGAAGGCCCGCAAGAAGGTTTGCGCGGCCCTGCTCGAAGCCGGGAAGACCATCGGCTCCGTGGCCAAGACGCACGGCCTGAACCGCGATCTCCTGGCGTTGGCGCTCACCCGCTACCTCAAGGGGGAGCACATCCTGCCCCGGTGCCCCGAAACATATGCGGCACTGAGGGAAATGGAAGAAATCAGCCAGGTTGTAATCATGTTGGGCGCTCAAGAAGGCCCGGCCGATAGTCTGAAAGCGGAGGTGGTCAATGGATAAGAAGAAAATGTACCGCGAAATGGGTGACTCTTGGAGCGAAGCCGGAAAAGGACGCGGTTATGTGGCCGGGGAGAAAACAAAAGAGCTGGAAGACAAGATAGTGCTCCATATCCATTCTCCCCGGCTACACGACGGGTTTGACGCAATGATGTCAACGGCCGACCGGGTCTTTCTCCAATTCCTGGAAGCTATCAGGCAGGAGATTGATCTGGCCCGAAGAGAGGCTGGAACGAGAGAATATAGTACCCCTCCTCAAGAGCGGAATACCAAAGAGAATTACGCGCTTGCAGCATTTCATATACGGGAGACAGCTCAGAGAATCGAAGTGTTGCACCAGTATTTCCAGCGGGATCTGCTGCACTCCCTGCACTCCATTGAGACCCGAATACTGCGGCGTCTCGAAGTTCACCGAACGCTTTTGAAACAGGGACTCCCAGGCCTTCATCCTGATGATACCGCAGTTCCGAGTAGTGGTCCTCATGGATCGTGACCGCAAGGCGGGCGTAGATGTGACGGACGGTCAAATGCACCATATCCAGCTTGGGCAGTTTGAGGACGGGATATTCTTCCGGAGCGAGATGAGCTGCGGTTTCGGGAGGCTCCACTTCCTGCGCCAATTGCAGAATGTCCTCAATAATATCCTCCCCCCAGACTCCAAGCTCCAAGGCACCGCGGAACTCATACGTCGTGCTGACGGGATATGCCTCGGCCAAGACACGGCACTCCCGCTCAAAGCGGGCGTAAGCGGTCAGATATTCCGGCCAGGCGCGGCACCGTCTGCCACAGGAAAAACACCCGCCGACCGCTGTCAATGGCCCCAAGTGCCAACAATGTTTGCAAAACGCATAATGGATTGTTTTCGACACCTTTCCGGTTCCTCCTGTGCGGTTTCAGAGCGCCTTCGAGCGCCCCGTGCAGGTTCAGTACGCCCCGACCGTATCAGGAGGAACCGGCTTCCACAAACACAAGGAGACTCAGCCGTGAGCAAGACCTACCCCCGATCCCAGGCGATTATCCGCGCCAACGCCATATTGAGCGCGTTGGAAACCGGCGAGAAGACGCCCCGAAAATTGGCCGATGGCACCGGCATTCCCCTGTCTTCCATGATGGGGCTGCTGGAGACCATGGCCGACGAAAAGTGGCTGGAACGCACGGCGGGCGGATTCCGCCTCGGCAGCAAGCTGGCCGTGTGCTGGGCCAAGCGCGTGGCGCACCTCAAGGCGACCCGATCCGACATTGATCGCGAGTTGAGCGTCCTGGAGTGATTTTCAGGCATTTTGCCTGATTTGAAATCATTTAAAATCAATAAATTCAAACTGTTACGAAAAATCAAAATCAGGCATTTTGCCTAATTTCTGAAAACGGAGCCTGTACATGAGCGAAGAGAAAAGAGCTGTGGACGAGACCGAGGCGATGCTCGAAGCCGGAAAAACACTGGCAGCCCCGGAGTTGGTGGAAAAGGATCAACAGATTCAGGCGATGCAGGAGGCCAACGACAAGTTGGTCATGAAAGCGGATGTGTTGGAAGCGCACGGCGTCATCAAGACAGCCAAGATGTACGGCTCCTTCTCCAAAGCCGTTCTGTACCAGCACATGGCGCAAATTAAGGACCACAAGACCTACAAGGCGCTGGGGATGACCTGGGCCGAGTACTGCAAGTCGCTGGACATGGAGCAGACCACGGTGGACCGCAATCTCAAAGACCTGCGCCCGCTCATGGAGGCCTTTGCCGGGGACTTCCAGCGCGTGTCCGGCATCCCCCTCAAACGGCTGCGCAAACTCGGCTCGCAGATGCAGGAGGGCCAAGCCGCCCTGGAAGGCGATGTCCTGACCATCGGCACCCGCAAGATAGCCTTGAGCGACGAGAACTTCGAAGACATTGAGGACGCCATCGACGAACTCAACGAGAAGGTCAAGGAGGAGCGGGCCAAGACCAGGGCCAAGACCGAACTGCTCAAGGCGGCGGAGGACAAGCTCGTCAAGCAGGAAAACGAGAAGGCGGACCGAATCGCGGAACTGGAATCCATGGGGTTCGCCTCGGACGACGAGCGCGAATTGCACGGATGCGTCGAGGAGCTGCGCCACCTGGAACAGCGCATAGCCCTGACCACGCAAAAGGGGCTGACCTATTACGAGCCGGACATGGACCCCAAGCTGCTGGCCTCGTTCGTCGGCTCCCTGGATCAGTTGGTCATGGTCGGAACCCGGTTCCTCCAGGAGGTGACCTCCGAAACCGGCATAGCCGTTGCCAACCTCCCGGACTTCGAATGGTTGCCGGATGAATCCCGTGACGACTTGCTGAATCTGGTCTTGGTTGGTTCCCAGCCCTCACCCGACGATTTCGCCCAATACTTCCTCCAGCAGGAAATGGAGCATCCCGGCGTGGACCTCTCCCAGCGCCGGGTGTTGTGGGAGGCCATGATGCTGCTGCACCAGCACGGCCTGGGCGAAATGATGGGACTGGACATACAGCAGGGATGGACGTTGGCGCTTCAGCAACGCCCCCACCGTGGCCGCAAGCAGGTGTAGCCATGGAACCTTGGGTGATTGATCTCATGCAAGCCCTGGACAACGCCGGGCGCGGCCAGAAAAGCCGGATCGTCGAGCAGTACGCCAAGCTGGCCGGAGTCTCCGTACAGACGGCCTACCGCAAGCTCAAGGACGCCGGACACGGCACCAGCCGCAAGACGCGGAGCGATGCGGGCGAATGCTGCATTACGGACGAGCAGTTGGAATACATAGCCACGCTTGTGGAAACCAGCCGCCGTCAGACCCGCAAGGGCGCGTATATGCCCGTGGCCGTGGCCCTGGACATAGCCGAGCGCAACGGGAAGATCGCGCCGGGCTGCGTCTCGGTTTCCCGCGTGCAGGCCTTGTTGAGGGAAAAGGGCTTGTCCCGCAAGCACCTCAACGCTCCCGACCCGCATATCCAGCAACGGTCCCTGTACCCCAACCACGTCCACTTCTTCGACGTGTCCATCTGCATCCAGTACTACCTGAAGAACGGCTCCATCGGCATCCGAAACGAGAAGCAGTTCTACAAGAATAAGCCGCAGAACTTCAAAAAGATCAAGGATAAGCTCCATAGATATGTGCTGGTGGATCACTTCTCCGGCGCATTCTTCTTCAAGTATTACTACTCCGGGGGTGAAACGACCCTCAACCTCTTCGACTTCCTGTGTTCCGCCTGGGAGGACAAGGGCGACCCGCGATACCCCTTCCGTGGCCCCAGTCGGATTCTGCGCATGGACCCCGGCGCGGCCAATATCAGCGAGCCCATCACCCACATGCTGGAGGCGCTGGACATTGAAGTTCTTGCGGGTTCGACGCACACCCCCCGTTC